CCAACGATATCCATCGCCAGTAGTAATAATAGAGGTACTAGTCCCAGTAGGCTCAACTGTAGAAGGTTTACCATTTGGATCTGAAGGTGAAGTGCCGTTATAGATGCACTTATAAACTTGATACTGAGAATTTACAACGTAAAAGTCAGAGTCATATAGTTTAGTAGCACCAGAAGCAGCAGTCTTACTTGGAGAATAGTCATGTCTATACATGTCATAGGTAAAACCTAATCCACCAGTAGTTTGTTCTGGGGAAACCCAGTCAATTCTACGAACCACCTGAACGGTATCTGAAGCAAGGACTCTCTTCAGAGATATCATGTCATCATAAGAAGCTGAAAATTCAGAAAATGAATCTACCGCTTGAGGCGGTGAGTTTTCATTATCCCAAACTTGTGGTCTTCCAATGAAAATATATACACGATCCCGATTAGCTCCAGCTGCATCATCACTTTGTGTTGCATCTGGTCCTTCAAGAGCTTTGATGAATTTTTTTGCTGAAAAAATTCTAAATTGATCAGTTAATAGAGCTGCCATGTCCTAGTGACTATTGTCCTCCTGTTTATTTATGCCTATTTGGAGCGAACGATTGTTTGATATTCAATTCGCTTAATTCTATATGATGCTCCACCATTACCAACTAAGTTCTCTCCACCTAAAACTGCTTGTGCAACAGCACCAGATCCAGTACTATCACCTGCAGCATTTGTAAAGGTTATTGTTGGATGTATTGCATATAATCCATCAACAGTCTGTTGGATTCCATATCCACCATTAGTAATGGATATTGAAGAAACTTGGTCACCAGCAGTGGACATGTTAACTGTACCAGTTGCTTGTATATCACCAGTATTCTCTATTGTTATAGTTGGAGTTGCTGTATAGTTGGTTCCTTGATTTTGTATAATGAAATCAACAATAGTACTATTGTATGAAAATTCATTTAGATATCCATCTACACCAACATTAATATTACCAGTATTAAATGGAGTAATATCCTGAACTTGTAGAATTGAATTAACTGGATCCCAAGATACAACTGTTCCTCTAACTCCAGAAACATCACCTGTTACAAGTTCATTAACGGTATAATTTGATCCATTACTTACATTAGGATCCAAGTATAGACTCAAAATAGCATTATGTGCTTTACCTTCACTTAATCCACCTGCTTCTACAATCGTAGCAAATTTAAATGGTACACTTCCATCTTTTACATTATCACCAACTTGGAATAATGTAGTATTAGTTCCACCTTGAGTTTCTTCGATACCATATAAAGAACTATATATACCACCTTCTAAACTAATTTGGTTCTCAAAAGTAGTACCAGTATTAACCAAATCGGGAATACCATCACCTGCTCCAGAGTTTTCATCATTATCTTCAAATGTTTTATCTGCTATAGATCCTATAGGTACAGTTAAAGTTGTAATAGTACTACCAGTAGCATCAATTACAACATGAGGATCAAATCCAGATGGAGCACTAGCAGGAACTCCTGCATCAAATTGTACTATAGCATCTTCTGTAGAAGGTATACCAGCATCAATAAATGCTAATTCATCAACTTCAAATACAACTAAAAGTTCTCTAGTAGCAGGATCCCAATCATATACTTTTGCAACTTTATTATTAGCATTTTCAACTTGCCTAATAACTCTATCACCAACATTAAATGAGAATGTTGAAAGACCTTCTTGATTATTCTGTCCAGAATCAAGGACTACTCTTTGATCATAATTGAAATTAACACCTCTAGTTAATCCATAAAACTTACCATCTGCTTTATTGGTGTAAGATATGGTTTCAGTGTTAAGTATTAAAGATCCAGAACCTGGATATGCATCAGTAGAATCAACATATAGTTGAAGATCAGAAGCACCAATATTTTTAACAAGACCAGTTAGATATATTGCTGTAGAATTAAATGCTTGTCTGGCTCTAGTTTTTCTCTTAAGATTTACTAATTTTGTAAATATGATATTTGGAGGATTTATATAACCTTTACCTGGATCAGTAACAACAATATTTGTTATCTGTCCCTGTGATATTTCAGCATACGCCTTCGCACCAAGTCCACCACCTCCAGAAACAAGAATAGAAGGTGCTTCTTGATAGAATTCCCCTCCATCTACAACAGAAATTCCTGTAACTTTTCCGAGAGTATCAACTTTAGCAGCACCTTGGGCACCTTGTCCACCACCACCTTCAAAGATAAGTGTCGGAGGAGTATCATAGTTTCTACCATTATTAAGAAGAGATAAACCTGTTACAGTCTGTACAACTGGAGTTCCTTCTGCTCCAGAACCTTCTCCACCTAAAATCTTTGCTTTCGTTGAACCAAAATAATTATCACCCTTTTTAGTCATCTTAATATAAGAAACTTGACCAGGATTATCAGTACTTAATACAACATCACCTGCTGCACCAGTAGGGAACGTAGGTGATACATCAGGAGGTGTATCACCTTCAAATAAAGGAACTCCGTAATATTTTTGTCCAATAATATAAGGGTAGACTGGATTACCACTACCATCTTCAGTCATGAAGTAAGCATAAGTTCCATTTGGATATTCAGGAGTAACAGCAAATTTACCATTAAACTCATCCAATGTACCTACACTAGAATCGTAAATATAGTCTTCAACTAAATCACCTAAAACATAACCATCTTGAACAGTTCTAATTCCAAAAGATGCTGTTGTATCAGCAAATGTATAGAGAGCAATAGGGCAATTAACAGGAATTGTAAATCTTATTTCTCTATTAGTAGCAGCATCAAATCCAGCAATATATGCACTATATGATACTTCACTACTTTCTAAGTAATACTTAACACCTTCTCCAGAAAATAGATAGGAAGTATCTCCAAAAGTACCTGAGTGCCATCCATCCTCTGAAGTAGATATTAATAATGCTTCACCATCATTAGAAGAATCATCTTGATTGAAAATATATGTTTTACCTCTATAAAGATTTAAGAATGATGGAGTAGATCCATCAAATAAAAATTTTCCACTAGAAACTGTAACTGCATATGTTACATCAGAAACAGTATTAACTCTAGGTCTAGATCCTGGTAATTCAGCAGTAATTCTTAATCTATAACTAGATACTTCTCTAGCAACAGTACCAGAAGAATTATATCCCCAAGGTCCATAAATTGGATATCCATCATAAGACATACCCAATACTTTAGAATGTCCATCAGGATGTCTTGAATAATCTGGTCCAGTGTAGTAATTAGTGAAATAATATGTATTAGTTGTTGGTGCAGCATCAACTTCAGTATCAAGAGTTATATAACCTTCATGACTGTCATAACCTGACATATGAGTATGATGCTTACAATAATAATAAATTCTATTATTTTCATCCGCATTCATTAAGAATAAAGGTTGAAATTCATTCTCATAATCCGTTGCAGGAGCTTCTGAAAATCCAGTACTCTTATAATAAAGAGTTCCAGGAGTTTGATTTAAAGGACCATCTGGAGTTGTGCTAAATTGCATAGGATGCCCATTAGCATGAGTATCAGAAGGTTGATTACTACTATCTGCCTGATTCCACTTAATTAAATAATTTGCTTGCACCTTAATATCTTCTGGTGCCATATAATATTGTCCAGCAACAAAAGGACCAAATTCATTAGCATCTGTACCAAATTCAATATAAAATATCCCATTAGGAAATGGTGTTGGTTCTTCGGTTATTTTAAAAGTAAATCCATTAGAACCTAAACAAAAATCATTTTGACTAAATGATTCTCCAGTAGAAACAAGTCTTACATATACATGAGTAACTACATTTAAATTATTTCTAACAACTTTAGAAATAGTCGCTCTTGCTTGTCCACTAATTTCATCAACTATTCTTCCAACTTCTACGTTACCTAAAGTCTCATCAACTGCATCAACAGTGAACATTAAATTATCAAATTCTACTTTTGTAGTCCAAGTAAATTGTCTTATTTTACCCCAATCAAATACACCATTATCTAAATCAAATTCATTTATAAGTTTACTTGATTGATAATAATTTACATTACTTTCTGTTACTACATCATATGTGTTATTGGATTTTATATAAGGATACTTAACACTATCAATACTATAACCTGGAAATGGATCTCCATCAACACCCCATTCTGGAGTGTGTATTAATCCACCATTTGCTAATATTCCAATTACCTTATCATCTTGTACTTCTCTAGTTCCTGGATTGGGGACATCCTTACCACCTCTATAAATGAAAGTCTGATCAAATGATCTATCTACTAATGGACCTCCACCTGGAACTGCTTCTGTTTGAGTCCAAGTAGGTTTTGGATGATTATCTGATTGTATTCTTAATCTATCAGTATCTGTACTAAATGAACCAACAGTAGTAGAATTAGGATGTGATTGCCATATTGTATTAATATCAAATGATGTTAATACATTAGGTGTCTCTTGTTCTGGAATAATTTGAAGACGTAAAGGATCATATCCTCTACCTCTTTCTAATACACGAACATGTATAATCTTACCAGAATCTTGATCTATAATTGGATAAAGAAGTGCCTCTACATCTGGAGTACCACATCCAGTAATAGTCAGCCGTGGAGGATCAGCAGGATCATATGCAGCCCCACCATTTTCTACCTCTACAGCACGAACGCCAAAAATCTCATCAAAAATTGGTTTGATTACAGCACCAGATCCAGGAACAGTTCTTGCCATTTATATCAACTTACAACGTTAATAGTACCCTGCATAGCAGCGTGAATTGTACACTGATAATAAAGTGTACTTGGTGCATCCATAGGAACTGTCCAATAAAGAACACTAGTTCCACTACCACTTTGTCCAGTAGTATAAGGAGTTCCACTCAATCCTTGCGTACTTTGTATTCTGAAAGGATGTGATGCAGCTTGTACTGTATTGTCAAAAGCATATGTCTGCCCTCTATGAACATAAAGAGTTGGATCATTTGCTATAGAAGGGAATCCAGGTCCATCAAAAGTGTAATCTGATGCTCCATTAGAATTTAATTCCCACCAAGTAATTGGACTACGTGTAACAACCCAATTAGTACCATTATAAAATAACGAATCTCCCTGTGTAACACCAGTGACATCAGTGTCAGTTAGTGCTGCAAAGGTTGTAGTTAAACTACCGCTAAAGTCAATAGTTAAAGTATCTCCAGAAACAGCAGTTGTAATATTTGTACCACCAGCAATAGTTAAAGTATCTGATGTTGAATCTGCTGTTGTAGTTCCACTATCACCTGCAACTGATGCCCAAATATTAAGAGAAGAAATACCAGCAGTATCATCTCCTGGTTCCCATTTACCAGCAGTATTATCCCATTTAAGAACTTGTCCTTCAGTAGGTGCTGCTGTAGTTACATCAATATCGTTTAAAAGACCAATACTAGAATATTCTGTTAGAACTTTTGCTTGAACATCACCAGCACCACCTGCAGTAATATTAATATTCACATATGGATTATCATCACCATCTACAGTAAAGAAATATCCAGTATAAGTTGCAGCTGATGGAGCACCACCAAGTGTAGTATATTCATTCTTATATTTTACCTTAGTTGGTAAATCAATTGTACCATCAGTACCTTCAAAAGTATTAGTAATACCACCATTAGATATTGTTACATCTCCAGTTCCATTAGGAGCAATATTAATATTTCCGTTAGATGCGGAGATAATAGAATTACCATTAACATCCAATGCTGCAGTTAAGTTAGTATAATCAGAAGGTATAAAATTAGCACCATCATAACGAAGAACCTGACCACTAGCAGGGTTAGTAAGATTAACAGTCAAACTAGTTCCATTCCCAATCGCAGAATAGAGTTCATTAAAATTATCGTTAATCTTATCACCACCAACACGCAGAGTATCACCTGTGTTGTCGTTGGCAGCAGTACCAATTCCGATAGTTTGTTTAGCCATTATTCGCTACAATTTTTAGTTATTTATGGAAGTATTTCTGGGTCAACTAATTCTTGACCATATAGACTCAAATCAGGAGCAGTCCAATCATCAGGAACAGATGTTTCAACTGCAACATCTGGATTCTGATATCCAGAACCAGCAGCACTCATTTCAACACCAGCAATTCCAATTAGAGCACGAATTTGCCCATCAAATCCAGAAATAGAATCGAGTCTTACTGTTGGTCTTGAATTATATCCACTACCACCAGCAGTTACTTGAACGGTTTGAATAAAACCATTTGTTATTATTGCTTGACCAATAGCATCTTGTCCGAAGACAGATCCAAGATAGTCAAAAGTAATTAATGAATTAGAAGATTCAATAACAGCAACTTCTCTATCTTCTGTCTCACCTTGTATATCTATAAAGTCGCCAGGTTCAATTGGAGGTACAACTTCAGCAGCATCAACGTCTGCTTCAGAACCAACATAAGAGAATGCTACGAATGTGGATCCCACACGAGGAATCTCAGAGAAGATAATTCTAGAACCAACAATCTCGAAACCTACGCCTGGTTCCTGAATAA